TCCCAACAGGATGGCCAAGTTGAGGGCCGCATAACCCGAATTCCGCTGGCCGAAAAGGCCGTGGCGCACGGACGCGGTGAACGTGGACGTGCCGCCAAGTGAACACGGTATGGTCTGCACTCCATTGTCGAAAATGTTGGCCGGTTCTTTCGTCGCCCAGAGACGAATGCCAGGGTATTCGAGGAAACGTTTCTTTACCTCCGCCCCCCACTTGCCTTGCATAAGCCAGTCGTGAAAGCGCGTGTCCATCGAGAATATGATCGTTGGGTCGAACTTCTCAAAGGCCCGGTTGATCCCAATGGTCAGTTCGCCCTTGAGGCGCGACCAATCAAACCCCTTGAGAGTCGGACCGCCCCCCACGATGAAACACCGCTGACCCGCCCACATGCCGTCAACGATGTCGGGCGCCGAAGACAACGCCTTACTCGAGGGCGCTTGACTCGCGAATCCATGGGTCTTTCGGATGTAGTCGATCGGCCTCATTGCGATTCTTTCAGCGGGGCTTATTGCGTGAGCCACGCGGGCGGCCTGGGCCGCGGCGCTTCGGTTTTGTCTCCGGTTCAGCCATCGCCTCGGGGCTGTCTTGTGTGCCGGGTTCACTGGGGGCCTCCTGATCGAACAAGCCGGCGGGGGCTTCAGGCTCGGCCTCTTCATGCGCCAACGGCTCGGGCTCCGGCGCCTCGGTCACTTCTTCAGGCTCGGCCTCTTCGGCCGCTTGATCCGGCGGATCTTCATGTGCCTTCTCCGGTTCCGCCGGCGGCGAGGGTTCGGGCCTCGCCGCCGGCTCTGGTTTGTAGTCGATGACTTCGACGGGCACACCTCGAGCCTGGTATGCCGCAGCAATCTCCGCGGTCTTCGGATACCCCTTGACGACGACTACCGCCGCGGGGGCCTCCATCTGATTGGGCTTCCAGAAGTGAGGATTGCGAAGCGCGGCATGCTGCCCGTTGGCATCGATGCGAATCACCGCATCGGCAACGGCCGGGTGTTCAGACATGCCGTAAATCAGTACGCGGGATGCTTTCATCATTGCCTCGATCCTTCAGGTTTAGCCGTCAACCTTGATCAGGACTCCGGCCAGGTCCTTGTGGCTCGTGACGACCTTGTCCCAGTTGGTGGCCGTGGCCAGGGTCGCGTCGGTCGGATTGACGTCGCCGTGGGTGACGTCCCAGGCAAAGCCCTTGACGCCGACGTTGTAGGCGTGTTCGGCCCGGACGATGCCACACGCATTGGCCAGGGTCAGATCGGTGTCGGTCATGACGCCGCTCTGTTCCGACAGGGTGAGCTGCAGGCCTGCCTGCGTGAGGCCGACAACGTAGTAGACGACGGGGTCGCTACCTGAGACCGGCAGAGTCAGACTGGCGGAATCGGTAACGATCATCGGCTTGCCCAGGCTGGCGGCCGTGCCTTGATAGATCGACGGGCCATAGCCCGAGTCGACCTTGTCACTGATCTGATTGATCAGGAGATCGAAGGCCGGCGTGCTGTGGAGCAGCCAGGCGACGACCTTGCTCGAGGCCTCGCCCATTTTCTGGAGACCGCGGGCCATGATGGTGTGGGTGAGCGTGTTCGTTCCGGACAGAGCGGTCGCATCATAGACGACGTCGCTCTGAGCGCCCAGGGCGGCCACAAGCGAGGCGACACCCGAATTGAGCATGTCGGCCAGGACGCATTGGGAAGCCTGCTGGCCCAGAACGAAGGACAGCATACTCGGGTCCATGCCGATCTTGCGCCAGGAGTCTAGCGTCTTGCGGAAGGGCCCCCAGGTGCGGTTCGTCTTCACGTCGACGATTTCGGCCTGGGTGAGATCGAGAAAACTGGCCGCAGCCAGGGAGGTGGGATCGCGATAACTCACCGCGTCGGCGCCAACGTTCGGGAAGAACGTTTCCTTGTGGAAATCGCCAATGATTTTCGCGACGTCGTACTTGATCGCGCCTTGCGATTGGGCGTTCATCACATCGACATTCTGCGCGATCTGCTCGATGTAGGCGCCCTGAAACTCGTCTTGATAGATCGTGAACGTGTCACGGGTTCCGGCGGTAGTCATGAGTTGTTCTCTTTTCTGTCGTGGCCCGTGGAATCAAGTCACACGGGCAGTTTGTTGAAGGCGTCTGCGCCATGCTTCGAGCAGAATGCGGCCTTCTCGGCTGTGTTCATTTTGCTCCGATGCGGCGACGGGCCACCTGCCCCCGGCGCCCCGCCGGACCCCTGGGTACCCGACCCCTTGACATAGTGCTGATAATCGGGATTGGCAGAGAGTGCGGTGAGGGCATCCTTGACTGGCAGGAAGTCTGTTTTCTGCTTGCCGTCCTCGGTCGTGACCGGAACCTCGAAGAGGTCAACGTGCTGGCCCTCGATGGGCTTGCCGTCGGCGCCTTGCGCCGGCTCGCGCTTGTGGACTTTCAGCAGCCTGGGAACGATGTCTTCGCCGGGATTGATGAAGCGGCCACCCGCGTTCGCGAGAATCTGGTTCGTCACTTGGTCGGACACCCGGGCCTGGCGTTCCTGGGTCAGGTCACTCTCGAGGGTCTCTGCCCTCTGAGTGATCTGCTTGATCTGCTGTGCGACCTCGTTGTGAGCCTCTTCCTGCGCGTTGGCGAGTTGCTGCTCGGTCTTGACCTTCTCGGCCTGAAGAGTGTCAATTTCGGCCGTGAGGTCGGGGGTCTTGTCCACCTGCGCCTTGAGAGTGTCGAGTAGATTCTTCTGGCGCGCGAGGCGCTCTTGCAGAATCCGGTCGATATCTTTTTGGGGCTTGGCGCCAGTGACGATGACTGGCTCTTCGCCGATCATGACGGGTTGACCGTCCGTATCGAGCAGTTGACCTTCTGAGTTGATGGTGCATTCCGGCATTGGTTCATTCCTCACTTTCCGCGTTTTGTGCCTGCGTGGGCGTATCCGGGTTTAGGGCACCCGTGAGCCTGTATCCGCGACGGTTCAGGCGGCCGCGTTCGCATCCTTCTGCTCGGAATCGGGTTCGGCCTCGACTGCGGCTTCCTGTTCCTTCATCCCGACCAGAAGTTGATTGACGGCCGCAACTTCCTGATCCGCGATCCGCTCAAGTTCTTCATCTACATCGATGTTTTCCGGGAGTACCTCGCCCTCAACGAGAATCTCGAGCAGCGTGCGGCGCGACAGATTGTCCCCGCCCACCAGCGTGAGTAGTTGGGCGACCATGTCGGCACCGATCCGGTCGTCGTCAAAGTCCTGGTTATAGGCAATCTCGGGGTCAAGGTTTCGCTGATTGAGCCACAAGCCGGCCAAGCGCCAACACTCTGTTTCACCGCTCTGGTACATCCGACTGGCGGGGGCCAGGCCAGCCGAGAACTCGCGCTTCTCTTCTTTCAGGCTGTCGGCCGCCTGGGCTTGCGCGGTGTCCGTCTTGGCTTGGCGCAAAGCAATCTCAGCGATGCGCCGGATCAGGTCCCGCTCGCTTTCGCGACAGGCAGAGATTCCATTGCCGGAAGGTTCGAGGTACCCGATTTCACACTGGGCGCCTTCGACGGCCTTGATGAACATGCCTTTCATTGCCCCCGCGGTCAGTTCGCCGGGATTGTCCTGGCTGATCACGTAAGGGATCGCGTTGCAGACCATGAATTCGGCCATGTCGCGATCCGAGAACTTGTTCAGCAGGTTGATGCAGTGAGGGAGAATATCGGCCACAACCGGCCGGCCACGAAAGTCGTCCTTGTACTCGCCATAGAAGGGGACCAACGGCACAGCGCCGAGACCATGCGTTCCGCGATCAACTTCCACATATCCGGCGTTTTCGGCCTCGCGATAGACGATCCACTCGCTGCGCGTCCAGGTGACTCGCTCGGCAACCGCTTCGTCTTCCTGGCCCGGCTGGCGCCCGCCTTCGGCCTCATCGTACTTCGACACGTCGCGAGCCACCACGGCCCACAGGAGCGCCCTGTCATCGCCCACGGCCCAATCCAAGACGCGGTCCGGTTCGATTGCCTCGAAGAAGGGGCGGATGCCCATGCTCTGCTCTTCGGCGGCCGATACGGGAATCGCGGCAACCCTGGGCTTGTCAACGAGAACCCACCAGAGCCCTTCGACCTGGGCATTCTGAGCCACCCGCCAGAAGAAGGTATCTGCGGAATCCCGCTTGCGATTCACGTTGTCGAGTAAGGCATCGAGGGGACCCGGGAGGTTCCGCGTCGGGGCCTTGCGCCAGAGCAACGCCTGACGTGCATTGATCACGCCGGCAACCCAGTTGTCGTAGACCGCGCGCGCCTTGCGGATGGTGTAGAGCGCCGTTGACTCATTGTCACTCTTGAGCAAGTAGGTCTCGACGTTGGTGGCCGACAGAACCACTTCAGCACCACTGAACAAATCCCGCGCCTTGACTCGAAGAGCCTGGTCGGCTTCGTAGAACGGGTGGGTGTTGTTGAGGTCGATAACCATGTGAGGCTTCACCGCATGAAACGGCTCATGTCAAGAGCCTGGGGCTTCTGAGTTGTCCTGCCACGCCTCAAGTGCGAGACCAACGCATACCGAAGCGCGTCGAGCAAGTGGTTGTTCGCGTCCTCGGGCTCGTCGATCGGGTTGTCGTTCGCGTCCTTACGCCAGACGTAGGAGTCCACCTCGGCGTTCAGGTTCTCATTGCCCTGGCATGTGTGGACCTTGAGGCCTTGAACGAACGAAATACCCGCCTTGACGGAGCCAGGCCCCTTGTGCGCCGCGTGGGCGTTGTAGCCGGCATCCTGAATTTCCTTGATTCGATCCGGCTCGGCCGAGTCGGCGTAGATCGGCGCGCTCTTGGAGATCCCAAGCGCATCCATCTGCTGGATCAGGTCGCGCGTGGTCATGCCGCGCTGGTAGGTCAACTCTGTTGGGAAAACCTCGTTGCCGTCGCGAATGCCTACCTCGACAAGCGCCATCGGGTTGTTGAAGCCGAAGTCGAGGCCATAGACCAGGTCGCCTGTATTCTCGGGCCACGGATCGCAGTCGATGAACGCCTCGTAGACGGCGCCCTCGAGCGTGCCCCACTCACCCTTGGCGTAGACGGTGGCAGCGTTGCCCGTGAGCGCGGCCAGTTCCTCGCGATACTCTGCGTCGATGAATGGGTTGTCCTGAGCCGTTGTGTGGATCGTGACGGCCTTCGGATCGGTCTTGTCGAAGAACCGCTCCTTGAGCCAGTGGCGAACGGAAATCGGGTTGAACGACAGGACGTGCTGCTTGTACCCCGGAGTCTTGCCACGCAACCGGAGATTCAACTGCGTGAGGTCGGCCGGCATGAGTTCGGTCGGCTCTTCATGCCACATACTCGTGATGCCGTGAATCGACTTGATGCGCTCGAAGTCGTCGAGACCCGAACACAGAATCTGCGAACCGTTGGGCAAATACGTGAGGTCGTGCTGAGTCTTGTGCTGAGCCCAGTATTGGCGCAGCCCCCATCTGTCAATCCAGTCATTGAGCAACGACCAAACCGAGCGCTGAACATCGACCTTCGTTTTCCGAGTGACGAGGATCCGGTGCCCGGCCTCTTGCATGCACCGCAGCAGGACCTTCTGCGCCGCGAACCAGGACTTGCCAGAGCCAGCGCCGCCCCACAGCACCAGGAAGCGGTGTTCGTCCGTGAGCAAGGGCTGGAAGACGGGCGCGATCTCGCGATTCAAGTCAATCGTCCGAGTCGTCGGCTCCGTCGGCATCGTTGCCAGTGCCATCGGGGGGTTCCTCTGCCGGCGCGGTGCCAGGCAAAATGAAATGCACCGGGCCACCATCGGCGCCCATGTGCCGGACCCGCTCATCGAAAAGCTGCAGGTGCTTGCCAATCAGTTCGAGAGCGCCCTTCTTATCCCAGAAACGGACCTTGGTTATTTCCTCGGTTTTACCGTCGTCGCCCTTGCGATGCGATACCTCGATCGAACTGATCGTGGCCGACACATCGGCCGGCATGTCCTTCGGGGCAAGCAGTCGCCCGTTGTCGTCGAACAGCCGGCGCACGTCTGAGTGCCCAAGCCGGTTCAGTTCGCGTAGCACATCGGC